TCTTATATAAGCATATTCATATATAAGCATATAAACATATATAAATATTCGCATATAAGCATGTGTTTATATAAGCGATCACTGATGTACCCCCACCAGTGGAAAATGACCGTACCCCCTCCAGTGGAAAATGACCCCACCAGTGGAAATAATTCTTGACCCCACCAGTGGAAAATGCGAGAGTGATTCTATAAGTTGACCCCCACCGTGGGAATTAATAGTAGCACAGCTACGCAGTGAAACGGAGAAACACAATGGAAAATATCTTAGCGGAACTTAAGGCAATCATGCAGGACGCACATGAAGCGTCAGCCCGTGCAGGGGAATATAAGAACGACATTGATCGTGGTATCAACGTCAACCACACACCTGAGTATGATACGTCTGTCACCAAGCAGGACAAGATCAACAGCCTATTCGAGTATCTAATAGATGCTAAGGATGACATGGATCGTGTGAAAGATAGCCTGAAAGACATCCACGATAAACTTGACGACCTCCTTGAGTTAGTAGAGTATGAGAATATAGCAGAGGAGATTCGCTGATGGAAATTCGTGAGACATACTATGAACTATACCTTGATGGAACTTTATACCACGAGGGAACATTAGAAGATTGTACAGAATATGCACAACGCGCTCTTGACGATGATTGTGCTGAGGTGTACAAGGTAACTGTAACAGAAGAAAAGGTAGTAATCTAATGGGAAAAGTAAACGGACTGTTTCAAGACGCAGAAGAAGAAGCGTTTGATCGTTACACTAACATCTTGGTCGATGCTGATGTTGAGATTATGTTTCACCACGGTAAACCTGAACCCACCAAAATCCGCATAAAGGATATTCCCTGCTTATGGGTGTGGGATGAAACCTCCAGAGAGGCCGCAGAGTATTGGGCTGTATGGGATTACGTTGGATCTGAATACACCTTTGATTGGATGTCGATTAAATCTTGGTCGGGATCACCAGTTAAGGTTGACACACCTGAGCGAATCAATTAGTAACGTAGGTAGAAACAAAGGAGAAACACCATGACAATGACAGCCTCAATATCACTCAGAAATCATAACGATGACCAAATAGCGTTTTGCCATATTGACACTGATGGCTATCAAGACTTTACCTGCGAAGGTTTCGTCGAAAAGGCTTGGGATATGGCTGATAAGATGTCATCTGGTTTATCAGAATCAGACGAATTTAGAATTACTATGACAATAGACTTAGACTTGAGGGACTAAACATGAACCAATTCGCACTAGCAACTGAGGTCAATGGTATCGTAATGCGACTTGCGTTACCCACCATGACAAAGCTACAGGCTGAACAGAAGGCCAAGGTACTACGGGAGCTATCTCCCAAGACACCAATATATGTCGTTAACAAAACATCAGAGTAGCACCGCTACGCAGTGAAACAGGAGTAAGCACAATGACACTAGATACACGCATGGTAAGCATGGTACTGGCAGAGAACACTAACGAGTTCATCACCGTTAAGTTCCTGACCAAAGATAACGAAGAGCGTACATACAATGGTCGCTTGAACGTAAAGAAATACCTTGTGGGTGGTGAGCGTGGTCGTAAGGCTGCTGACGTTCTCAAGGCTCACAACCTGATCCCCATGTTCGTGGGTAAGGATGGTGAGAAGCCCAAGTACAAGAGCTTCTGTCTTGACCGTGTGCTGGCTATGAAGGCTGGCGGTCGTCACATATTTGCTATGGGTAGTGAGATCGAATGACACCCCTTATGTGTCTCGCAGCAGCGGTCTTCTTTGAGAGCCGTAGTGAACCTCTGGAAGGACAGATGGCCGTTGCTGAGGTCGTTATGACTAGGGTAGAATCACCCCGTTGGCCCGATGAAATCTGTGCCGTTGTCTTCCAACACAAGCAGTTCTCGTTCACCCACGATGGAAAATCTGATAACTATCACAAGTACACTGGCAATGTCTTCAACAGACAAGCGATTGATATAGCTGAGACAATAGCTAAGTCAGTGCTAAAAGGTGATCGTATTGGCTTGACTTCTACCCACTATCATACTATCTCAGTATCACCATATTGGGCCAAAAGTTACCACCGAGATGGTCGCATTGGCACACACGTTTTTTACACAGCACCCGAAGGGAAATGAGAATGTTTAACATGACACTTGAGCAACACTTGGAAGAGATGGGTATCCGTCCCAAGTCAATCATCCGTGAGCTAGAGGAACTCCTTGATCCACGGCTGGAGTATCTGGCGAAGGGATACTTCAATGACCCCCGCAATGGAAATAATGAGGTACCGTTCTAATGGGTATTACAGCATTTTACGTTCAACACGCTGGCTCTGACCTTATGGTCGTAAACAGTGCTAGGGTATCATTTGGTAAGCGCAGTGAGATGGAGGATGATCTTTGGGGGCCACCTAAGCTCAAAGAAGATGACGCTAGGTTGATCCGATACCTTGCCAAGCATAATCACATCAGCCCCTTTAACCACACATGGGTTACTTTCCAATGTCGTGCGCCTATGTTTGTAGCACGTCAGCTTCAAAAACATGAGTATATGCCTTGGAATGAAATATCTAGGCGCTACACAACTGAAAATATTGAGTTTTATACTCCAGAGGTATGGCGTGGTAAGTCGGCGGATAAGAAGCAGGGGTCTGATGGTGTCGTTGATGTGGGTGACTGGGGTGATGCTAACTGGGCATGTCTAAAAGCCTACAACGATCTGCTTGACATGGGAGTAGCCCCAGAGCAAGCCCGTATGGTACTGCCTCAGAGTATGTACACGGAGTGGTTCTGGAGCGGAACGGTAGGGGCCATAGCGAAGATGTGCAACCTTAGATGCAAGCCTGACACACAAGCAGAGACACGCATTGTAGCTGACCAGATCAGTGAGAAGATGAAAGAGTTGTTCCCTGTGTCGTGGGGAGCACTGATGGATGAATGATCTGGTGAAGCGGCTGCGTAGCAGCACCCAATTCTATCACGCTGATAGTGAAAGGACAAGACGATGCCTAAAATAGAACCATACGTCCACCACTGTGTTGTTCAAGAGGGGGATGGAGCAGGCAACAAGGTACTATGGGAAGTAAGTGCCTATGAATTTGAGTACGAAGCGGTGTGCCCCCACTGCGATCTTCCGCTGGCATCCCCAGAGCAGCTACTCGCCCATATTTATCAGGAGTTATTAGACGATGAGTGAAGTAAAGATAACTGAAATAACGGAGGATGACGATGACTAAACTGTATGACTTAGAGCCAATGATAATGGACTGCTGGCATGTATGCGATGACCTACAGGTAGTGTTCAGACAGATAGGTGACGGTGAACGTGAGCCTACACAAGATGAACTGATGAACACCTTGATGGGTATGCAACAACTATACCAGTGGAAGTTTGAGCAGTTGTTCTTCAAGTATGAACGGGTGATAGCAGAGGGTAGAAAGAACTATGATTAGGCCCATGACACCAGAGGAACGTAAGGCTTCTCAAGAACGTGACGAAAAGAATAAGTGGCGCAAGTGTGTCAGTTGTGGTAATGCAAGCAAGGACACATGGTGTGGCTTCTGTTTGGAGGAAGAGTAATGATAAACAGTGAGTGGCGAAAGTTGATAGCAGAACAAGAGAACTTTAAGGAGAACGTAATGGCAGAACATACAGCAGACATCGTGAATGAACCTAAGCATTATGCACGGTGGAAGATCGAACCTATCACATACATCATGCAGAATGGCTTTGAGTTCTGGCGTGGGAATATCATCAAGTATGCCAGTCGTGCAGGATACAAGCCCTACGAGGGAATGAGTAAGGCTCAGTGCGAGATCACAGACCTTGAGAAGGTCATTCGCTATGCTGAGATGCGTATCAATCAACTGGAGGGAAAGGAAAAGCTATGACTAGAGATGAGCTAAAGAAACTCATAAAGGCTTTGGATAAGTCTGAGGATGTCACAGTCGAGGAAGCTGTGTATCTGATCCGAAAGCGACAGCGAGAGCTAGAAAACTTGGAGGTAGAGTATGAGCTTAACTGGGCCTGAGATCGTAGGTATGTGCGAGAAGTTAGCCAACAGGTTTAACTCTCCCTCACACCGTGATGACATGGTACAAGAGGGTGTA